CTGACGGCTCTGATGAGGATGAATGAAGCAGACGTAAGTCTCTCCTAGACGAGGAACGTTCTTGGTTGCAAGAGTTTCCTGTGCGTCCTTAACAACAGCAGTTGTGAAGCTGTAGTTACCAGCACTAAGCTGTGTAGTTGCTGTAGCAGCAGTTCCGTGATCATATGGAGATAGAGGAGTACGAACCGCTGATGAAAGTGCGAACTTGTTATAACCCCAGATCATCGAAGATGCCTGAAGTAGAGTGTCACGGGCTGAACCGTCAAGGTACAGCGCCATGTTTCTTCCTAGAAGACGTGAGCCTGAAGCCATTACGTCATCGAAAGATGCGTTAAGAAGAAGCTCAGAAACAGCAATAGCAAATCCCTGCTCAGCTACAGTAATGTCAAACTGTGAGGCTGTAAGGGCACTAGTTGCCATACGAACACCTTCAACTAGCTGCGATGCTGCACCTAGGTTGTTGTAACGCATGAAGTGAATGGTTAGTCCAGGCTGTACACCCAATTCTGTCTTCTTAACAGCGAACTGTTCAAATCTCAAAATTGGCATTGCCTGAAACAAAATTTCTTTCGACCAGATTGTCTGGACCGCTGGAGTAAGCTGAGAACCGCCACCTGCATAGAATGTTGGTGATGCACTCAGAAAGCTTGTACCAGTTAGGGCACTACCTGCCATAGCAGAATACCTTTCCGTTTATTGTGGAATGCTTACCTGAACATTCCTCTGTCATTTCCTGCTTTATCTATCCCCGCTGTTCTCCTGTACGCTGCATACTGATCCATATCCATGGCCTGAATTTCTTCAGGTGTAGCTGCTCGCGGTGTTCCAGTCAAATTGTCCAGAGGCCCAGAAGGTCCAAACCCTGTAGGGGAAACACCAGGACGCCCGGTAACAGGCTGCCTGTTTACAATACCTTCTAATATACTATCAGTTTTCTCTTTTGCGATAGTAATACTAGCTTCAACCTCTGCCTCGTTGTTACCATTAATGTAATCAACAAAGGTTGGATGAATATTATCAGCTCCGACTTCTTCCGAAATCCTGCGCTGAATATAAGACTGCAATGTGAGGAACTGACGTTCCTTCTCCATTAATGCTCTGTCTGATGCCTGCTGAGTACGAAGATTTTCCATCTCCGCAGCCATTTCAGTGCGAGCCTTTTCTACAAGCTGCTGAGCTGATAGCTTGTCTTCTTCTGCCTTGCGCTTTGCCTCATCGGCCTCAGCCTGTACTCTGGCTGCCTCATCGTCACGAGCTTTCTTGTCAGCAGTTAGCTCGTCTACCTGAGACTTGAATGCAGTTAGCTGATCGTCAGATTTCTTAAGCCTATCGTAAAGCTTATCCTTCTCTTCCTGTCTTGCTCTCTCTAGCTGATCAGCAGTAAAATACTGGCTGGGAGGCATAGGTACAGGAGGATTAGATGTTCCTGATGAAGTAGGAGCAACGTTAGGAGACGGTGGATTTACTGGCTCACCTGGCGGACCAGATCCACCGGCAATAAGCCTGATAGGGCGACCATCCTTACGATAGCCGATGATAGAATTCGGTACTGAATGTCCCATGATAAAACTCTTTCTAGTTTGTTGTCCGAAGTAAGTCCCGTTATGAATTATCTGTCTTATTTATATTTCTGCGCTGTGGCAGTTTTGTTCCGTAAGCTCTGGTGACTATATCACTTACCATATTTGCGTCAGTTAGCCCTGTTATATCTCCGATGCTGGGCAAATCTGGTAGTGGCTGACTGTCAATAGATGCTTTAGGTCTACTTGGCTCATCTGGTCCTGGCTCTGGTTCCGGCTCTGCGTAACCTTCAGGGATAAGTCCTGTCATTCTCATTATTATAGCACTGATATGTGCTCTTAGAATTGTAAGAGCTGCTTTCTGCTTTTCGTCTTCAATGATCTCATTGTACAATTCCTGCATCTTCTCGTCTGGGAACTCTTCTCCCAGTTCTCTTAGAGCACCAATTGTTGACTCAAGTCCAAGCTGCTTCTTAACCTGGATTTCTGAGAGCTTGATTGTCTCATCAACAGGAAGAGGCGGAGGCCATACAACACTTACATCATATAGTTCAGGATCAAGAGGGTCCATTACTAATGGCTGAATTTCTGGCTCTTCCAGAATTCCGTCAGTATCAGGATCATATATTAAAGTTTCTGGCTCAAACAGAAACAAGGTCTTAAGAGCCAGCTTGCAGATTTCCTTGAATCCCTGCTCATACTGAGTTCTCTTCTGATCATAAGCCAGGATTGTAGGCATGTACTGAATGGAAAGAGCAACGCCAGAAGTATTAGATATCGGCTGAGCCTGACCTAGTGCTCCCTCAGGAACACCAATCATCTCGTGCATTCCCTGCTTGATCAGCTCAAGATAGGAAAGAGCACCAGGAAGACCTTCTGTTCCTCCCGCAAGATTTTCTACTCTTGCTTCCTTCTGCCCGATAGCCCAGATCTTATTGGCTCCCTTTTCCAGGTTCGATGCCTTAGCACCAGTGATGACTGTTACAGGAGCGGTGTGGTAGTTAACAATGTCTGATACGTCAGTAGCTTTCTCGTTAAACTCACGGTTCAGCGGAATAACGTCCATAATATCAGACAGGCCCCAAGGAGAGGCAGAAGCAATACGATTCGCAATATGTACGACTGGAATAACTCCAAGAGGATTCGGTCTTCTGTCGATAAGGTCATCGTTAACGTATTCTTCAATAGTGTCGTCAGTGATGATCTCGACATATGTGTAAACCTGTCTTGTTCCCTCCGGAGCAGTGCCCCAGAATCTGTACTTTAGCTTGAATCTTATAAGTCTTTCCCTGTCATGAGGATGCCACTCAGGGAAACAGAATGATGCATTGATCGGCAGGATTCTTACCTTACCTGGCTGAACCTGACCTACAGCATCCTCGAATGGGGGATCATATGCAATCTTAATGAAAGCATCTCCCTGCACAGATCCCTGATTACCAATCTCCCACAGGATTTTCTGCTTACTATTGTCCTTAGTCCAGATCCTCTGGAGAAGGGCAGGAACAGTATGCATATACTGCTTAGGAGACTGAAAGGTAATTCCCTTGGAGAAAGTAAAGTTAGTGAACCAGTCAGATAATGCCCTCGTATAGTTGAATGTTATCTGCGGCTCTCCTGCTTCCCTCCGATATGCCCAGTGATGTCCAAGATAGAATGCCCACGCTTGAGCATACCTGTTAAGTCTCGGCCCGTGAACCTCAAACTCTTCGTCCGCTAGTTCTACAAGACCTAAAGGTGAAATGGCGATAGTAAGGTCTGAACCAGCAGCCCTCATTGACGGTGATATAAAGTCAATACTCATTAGCAGAGCGCCTCAGTTATGACAATGTATGTATCTGCTGCTGCATCTAATGCAGGTGAAGTAAATGCCTCATAAGATGAGTTAAGTCTTGGCCTGCTCGGCTGACCTAGCACATCATAGTGCTTGCACTTACCATTATGTCCCATGCATGGTACGTAATCTTTGCAGACAGTTGATCCCTCGTAAAATTCTGCGGGATGGTTTCTCTCTGCCAGAATCTTTGGAGGATCGTACTCAAAATCATTGTGGCAGTGCCAGCAATTTAGTGTAAAACTCATATATCCTGCTTAGCTATCTCGTTAAGGAATTCAAGGTATTCTCCGACTGACTCATGGTCTTGTCCCGAATTTTTTCTCGTCTTAAAGCGTTCTCTTGTCGCTACTTTAACTACTCTAGCAGCTTTCTCACCATCATTGTGAATAACTGACGGAACACCAGAGCTACGGAAACGATTATTTGCTTCCGCAACCCTGGCTTTCGTTAACGGTGTCTGGTAATCCTCATCAGTAGGAATATGATGAAGAGGACGCCTGTCATTAAATAATGTCATCCAGTCTTCGCAATATCGTGATGAGTTCTTCGTACAACCTGCTTAGGTGAGTGCAGTACATAAGTAGTTGGCTTATGTACTTCAGTACCAGGTCTTTTCAGCCCGCCAGGATTCTTAGACTTAGCACCGAACCTGGTCTCAGGTCTCTTTCCTACCAGAGTTCTCCTGTGACTGAAGTCGGCTTGTGCTGCGTGGCCTTTATGATGAGCTGTAAACTGGCGAGGGGCTAATAAGCCTCTCGGACTTGGCCTGGAAGTTGTTGACACTTAATGCACCTACCTGCTGTCCTATCTGCTCAGTTACATGACGTTTAAGATCTTCATGTTGCTTCTTCTGATGACGATGAGTTTTTATGTGTGCGAGTATTACTGCGATTAGGGTAAAGATACTAGGGGCGAAGACATTAGGCCACATCGGACCCCATATCTCTACGTTGAGCCAATGTAGCATTACTTCTTCTTATTACCGCCTGTCAGCACATTATCTGCGAACTGCGCTTGCTTCTTTGCTTTCGGGCCGAGTTTACCCGCTCTCGCCGCAGCCCTTTTCTTAGCAGGTATCTTCTCACCTTGCGGCGTGTTAGTTGACGCATGAAGACCGCCCTTCTCGAAGGTTATCTTCTTCTCAC